ATCTACGAGATCCCGCTCATGCAAGTGGCGGGAGCCACCGGCACAGACGCCCGCCAGTTTGCCTCCGGGAATAGCTCAAGCCGGGTCGGTACCAAGGCCATCAAGCTGTTCGGGACACACAACACATCCACCGCGCTTACGACCATGGTCTGGGATTACGCCGACTGGGGTAGCGGCGTTTCCGGGGCCTACTTCACCTGTCCCATCAACGCCGACTATTTCATGACCGCCACGCTTGGCTTCACATCGGGCGGGGCGGGACAGTGGCTCCACATCTATTTGTGCCACACCCCTGTAGGCGGCTCCGTAGATCAGCAAGCCTTTGTTGGTACCCCCAACTCGGCGGCAGGAGGGTTGACCGTACAAGCGCAGGCAACTGACATCATCCCCTGCAACGCTGGCGACTTATTGTTCGTGCAGCATCAAAGCAATACCAACGGGATCAACCTCTACGGCGGAAGCCAAGGCTACATGACCATCAGGGCGCTGACATGACCTTCGTCGTCCCCACCAACTTCCGTCAGCTTCCCATGAGTTGGGAGATGACGCAGCCGTTCCAGATCGATGCCACAGGTGAGGTTGCTTTCGACATCGATCCAGTGAGGTGGGCGACAAACCACATCCTGGCTCTACTGCTCACTAACCCTGGCGAGCGTGTCATGCGGCCCACTTATGGCGTAGGCATCTTCTCCATGGTCTGGGAGAATGACGATCCTGTGATGGAGGCCAACATCATCACGGCCATAAACATGGGCCTCTCCCTGTATGAACCGAACATCACGGTGGTGGACGTCAAGTTCGCCCAACAACCTCAGTACGCCGGGATCATGAACCTGACCATCCACTTCACCGTGGGCAACTCACCGACTCTTTACACCACCGCGGTGAACCTGAGTGGTACCGGGGTGGAGATCACAGCATGAGCATCGCGCCGGTCTCGCTGGGCACTATTGCCGACATCGTGCCCACCAACATCATCGTCCCACCTATCGACTACACCAGCCGGGACTACACCTCACTCATCAACGACCTGCTTACGCTGATCCCGAGCTACCTGCCGGAGTGGACCGACCGTTCACCAGGCGACTTCGGCATCGTCCTGCTGGAACTGTTCGCTTACATGGGCGACATCCTCAACTACTACTCCGACCGGATCGCCAATGAAGCGTTCATAGCTACAGCCCAGCAACGTCAGTCAGTGCTTAACCTGGCCGCGCTGCTCGACTACGCGCCACATGGCAACGTCGCAGCGGTTGTGTCATTGCCCAGCGGTGGCATCGGTGGCCTCCTCTTCACGATCAGTCAGCCCAGCCCCCAGCCAGTCCTAATCCCAGCGAACACCCAGGTCTCCACCACCCTGACCGGTACCCAGACCGTGATATTTGAGACCACCCAGGATCTGTGGATCTACGGCGACGGCATCTACGGCACCTTGAACGCCACGAGCACCGGACTGGCATCACAGCAGTACGTACTGCAAGATCCCACCCAACCGTGGCCCACCTACCTCTTCACCGGAGGGGGTGGCAACCAGATCGTGATCGTGGGCGGCGTCCAGTGGACTCTGGCTCCTGGCAACAGCTTCGTAGGCCAGACCGCGACCGCCACCATGTACACCGTGATCAACGGCAACACCGTGCTCTTCGGTGGCGGAACCACGGCCAGCCCAGGAGCGATCCCTGGCAGTGGCGCAGCCATCCTCATCTACTACTCCACCACTGCCTTGTCGCCAGGTACACCGATCACTGCTGTGCCCACACCCGCCAGTCAGTACAGCGGCCAGGTTTCCGGCATCCAGGGAATGTCACAGATAGGTGAGGGCATAGGTATCTCAGACGGGACACCTAACCAGCAGTACACACTATTCAATACGCCTGTGGTGGACGGCAGTGTGCATATCTTTGTCGATGAGGGCAATGGTCCGACAGAGTGGATTTACCATCCTCGTCTGATAGACGCCTTCGCTTCTGAAGGGGCCTACACCCTTTCAGTGGATGCCAATGGCGTCGTCACTGTGAGCTTCGGAGACAACATCACCGGACGCATTCCGGCTCCGGGCGCCTTCATCACCGCCAACTATCTGATAGGTGGTGGCGCCATTGGCAACGTCGCCGCCAACTCGCTGACTCAGCTACCCATGGCAGTCTCGTCGGCCATTGCCAGCGTGACGAACACAGTGCCAGCGGTGGGCGGCGCCGACGCCGAGTCCATCGACCACATCCGCATCCACGCTCCCATGTCGATCACCGCCATCAACCGGGCGGTAACCCTGGACGACTACGCCGCCCTGGTACTGAACATCGCCAGTATCGCTAAAGCTGCCACACTCTCGACGGCCTACAACGCCGTCAACATTTACATCCACCCAGCCGGTGATTTCTTCTCCAGTGCCACTGCCTTGGGAAACGCAGTAGCTGGGATGCTCCCCTCGATCACCAACTCCAACTACACCGGCTACATGGACGACAAGAAGATGGTCGGCACATCCATCAACATCCTGCCTCCCCAGTACAACAAGAACGGTGTGCTTCAGACCGGGTATGTGCCGATAGATATTACCGGGACCATTCAAGTCCTACCCCAGTACCACCAGTCCGTCGTACAGTCAGCCGCCCAGGCCGCGGTTCAAAACCTGCTGCTGTTCTCGATGGTGGACTTCGGCTGGCGAACCACTCTGTCGAGCATCTACCACACGCTGATGGAGGTTGAAGGTGTGGACTACGTCAACGTCTCGGTGCTCTGTCGAGACGAAGTCACGCCTCAGACCTGTGCCGACGTCCAGTGCGCGGTCTACGAGATCCCTCAGGCACACACCATCACCATCAACGCTAATGGAGGAGTGGTTTATTAATGGCTGCCGTCTTCCCTAGCGCCGTAAAGATCTTCCAGGTCTACCACGATTACACCGACATCATCTGGGCCATCTCGATCAACGAGTGTCATGACGAGATCCAAGCCCTGGAGCATCTGGTAGGGGTCAACCCATTCCAGAACACTCCCTATACGAGCGTCGGCCAAGCTCTACAGGATCTCTGGCTCAACAAGGCTCCGAACAACCACACCCACACTCACAGGAACCTGCTGGACGACGCCCAGGGCAACGATCATCCGCAGTACATCCTCACCAATGGTCAGCCAGGCTTCACCGGACCAGTGGGTGGTAAGGCCGGGAGCGCACCATCAGATCTCGTGCCGCTGAGCCAGCTTCAGAGCATGGGTTATCAGAACTCGGCTCAAGTCCAAGCCGCGGTGAACGGCGCCCTGGGGAGCCTCATGGCCGGGGCGGCGGGAGGCCCTCCGTTGGTCGGGGCGCCAGCTTCGTCGGCTTGGCGTATCCAAGGTGGTGTCCACTCCGGCCTCACTAATGGGTCTGGTCAGATCGGGGTCTACTTCAATCCCGGTTACGGACACTGTGTCCAAGCCTTCACCGCGACCAAGCTGCCACCTTCAGGAGGAGGACCGCCTTATAACTGGATCGAGGCCCAGTTGACTCTGGTCGGTGTGTCGAGTGCGGGAGCCGTTTTGCAGTTCTCCCACGATTACTCCTGGCAGCCAGGTATGTGGGTCTCCTTCTCCTGGATCGCCATGGGTAACTGATGCCCGTACCGCCTCCAGTACCCGCGACTCAGCGCTACCCCCAAGGCATACGTGACTTCGTCACCTACGTCAACCAGGACGGCAAGACCCACACCATCGGCACTCCACCTAGCGTCACCGACCTGACGCTCGATGCGGCTGCGGTCACCCGTGACATAGAGACCGAGATCGTGTCTCTGGAGACCACCATAGGAGCACGCCCGTTCCTGGTCCCCTGGCATCCGACCGTGGGTCTATCCATCCAGTGGCTGTCCTCCAACCTGTCTCCTGGTCAGGTTGACATACGTAACTCCGTCGATCCCTTACCACCACCGTCTCACAGCCATGTCCATCAGCAGACCAGTGCCAGGAACTCCGACGATCATCCCCAGTACATGCTGGTGGACGGAGCAAGACCTTTCACGGCACCGGTCACCGCCCACGGGGCCACCGCGGCCCACCATCTGATCAACCTGAGCCAAGCGAAGAACGCTGGCCTCACCTGGGCGCAGGTTCAAAGCATCATCAACGAGTCCCTGAATGATGTCATGACCGACTCCTACGGCACCTACCCACCGGTCCTGGGACCAGACTCACGCCGATGGAAGATGG